GAGACAGAGAAGTTACAAGCTACCCGGCAGGAGCAGATTATGGCAAAGGCAAAGGAGTATGGTATTCCCGAAAACTACGCCAAGAGGTGCGCCATCAAAGACGATGAGGACTTGGATACTTATTTCAAGGACTTGAAACAGGAGTTCGCAAATGACGGCTTCAAAGGCGTAACCCCTCCCGAATCAGCGGAAGCGAAGATTGAGAAAGAAGCTGAATCTATCGCCAAGATGATTGACGAGGGAACGAATGCTATTGTTGAACAAAACAAGAATTAATTATGTCAGCAGGATTTAAGTATGACTTGGTTCCGCCTGTTGAGCAAGAGGAACGTTACGATGTCCAGACAGGCATCCGTAGACGTGGCCCGTTCAAGCTCGACACGCAGAACCTTGTAGTGGGAAGTTTTCTTCCTGGATTTACACCGATTTGTGCGGACTTGAAAAACAAGTTCGCTTATGCGGTAATCAATGTGGAAGTAGTGGAAGCATACGCAACCGGTGATACTGCATTGTCCATTAAGGTAGCCAAGAACTCTTTGGCATACACGGGTATGTTCATCGGAAGCGGTACGAAAGGTGCGGAAGTAACAGCTATTGACAAGACCAACAAAGTGTATGATGTATTGACTATCAAGGCTGCTTTTGGTGAGGACATAGCCAGAGATGCGGTACTCTTTGAGGCGGTTGCGGTTGATGGCTTGAAGCAGAAGTACGTGGCAAATTCGGCTCTGTACAACCGGACAAAGGTGGAGGATGGAATCACTTTGGTTTCATTGCTTCGTACAGCCGCAGAGATTGAGTCTTCAAAATTGGTTATGCCGTTCTCTGAGAATGATAAAGCCAACATGAAGGGATGGTTTGAATTTAATGAGTAAGGAGGTAGGATATGTTTTTAACGATTCAAACATTATTCGATGACGCGAACATTGTTTCCGCTATCATCAGACGTGTGAACCAGACACGTAAGGACACAATCTATTGGCAGCAGTATCTTACTTTCCGTAGAGTAACTACTCGTGTGTTCAAAGATTATATCGGTTCTGTAACTGGGGTAATGGCTGGTTCTATCAACTCACGTTTTGGAGAGAAACCTATTCGTGAACGTAGGAATATCGGTTCTGGCTATGGCGAGATTGCCTATTTGGGCGATGCTTATCAGATGTCTATTGACCGCCTTTCTGAATTGCAGGATTTGATTGACAAGTTCAATGCGGCTAAACCGGCAGACCAAAAGGCCGCAATGGAAGAGATTGTAAGCTTTCTGGCAGATGATTACCGTCAGATTACCCTTGCCGCCCACAAGCGTATGGATATTATTATCGGTGCGCTGTTGATGCTTGGTGAAGCCACAGTTTACAACAAGGATGCCGCAATTACTTCCGGTCAGACCAATAATAAACTGCTGGAGATTGCCCTTCCGTTCAACTTTATCAAGCCGACAAGTGGAGATGTGGTTGTGGACGGAAAGAATATGTTTATCTCTTATTTGAGAGAGAAGCTTCATTCTTTAACTCCGGATTTTGGCGTTTATGCCAAAATGATTATGACTCGTGCATCTTTCAACAAGCTTATTCTTGGTTCATCCGAATTTGGTGAACAGTATAAGATGATTCTTGGTACTAATGAAATGAAATTGAGTACGGGGTTGGTTTCCTCTTCTTTGGCTTCCGAAGTGTTCACCGGTATCGGTTTGCCACGTATCGAAATCAAGGAAGACTATGTGAAAGACCAGACAGGAAAGAACGTGCAGATTTACGCAGACAACCGCATTACTCTGTTGCCTTCTGACCAAATCGGTTATATGCGCCATCATACCCCATATGAAGCGACAGACCCAGTACAAGGGCGTACTTATATCCCATCAGAAGGTCAGATGCTTATCTCTAACTACCGTGATAAGAACGGTCGCTACATGGAATATACAGCAGAGTGGATTCCGCAGATTACTAACCCGGACTTGATTACCAATTTCGACTTGAGCGAGATTGCTTCAATTCAATCAGCATAAGGAGTGGCTATGAAAGTAAAGGTTATATCTGTTTTCAGAGACAAGCTCACCGGGAAGTACTATACTCCCGGCGAGATGATTGAAGTTGCTGAAGAATCCCGTGTGTTGGATATGGAGAGCCGTAAACTCGCTGAACGGGTTGAGGTGAAACTTCCCGAAGTGAAAGCACCTGAAGAAAAGAAGGAGGTGAAAATCTCCCTCTTTGAGAAGGAGTTTGAGAAGAAGACTTTGATTGATGCTTTAAAGTCTATCGGCGTGCAGGCTTCCGGTAACATGAAAGAGGAAACTCTTTTGGCTAAGGTCTCAGAACTGGATGAAGAATCAATTGCCAAACTGAAAGAAGCATTAGGTATCGAGTAAAAGGATAGGGTAGTGCTTCTACCCTTCCATTGTCTAATTTTATAAATCAGAAAAGAAATGAAGAATTTTATTTTTGCCATGTGTGGCTTTTTGATGATGTCTTTGGTTTCGTTGGACGTGCAGGCATCAAGTGTGAAATCTCCCAAGTGTGAGTACGTGAATCCATCTGTTGATATTGGTTTGCCAGACATTCAGTGTATCACTTTTGAAGCATCTCCTGTTGATTGTGTTGTGCTGACCGTTCCGCAGCCAATATTTATGGTTGTGGATAGTCCCGTGAAGCAACCAGTGACTATTGCGGCAATGCAAAGGAAACAGATTTCAGTTCCTAAATGCTCGTTCCGGTACGTCTATAAGTCGAAGTATTGTACACATTATAGTCATACAGCATATAGTAAACTGATTACACCATACTAAGATGACGGTAAACGACTACATACAAAAGAAGTTTCAGACTTTCGGCATTAACCTGTCGGAAGCTGACCTTTGGGATATGTGTCTTAACTCGAAGATAAGCGGAGAGGATGAGATGAATGAGCATTGCTGCGTCCGTGTCTCTGTAGCAATTGCGAAGTTCATCCCCTCTCTTTTGCTTCGCGCCACTTCAATCAGTGAAAGCGGTTTCTCTATGTCTTGGGACATCCAAGGGATTAAGGACTACTATTCACTCTTGTGCAAACAGTACGGATTGAAAGACGAATTGAGTAACAAACCCAAATGTACCTTCTTATGATATTCGCTCCACACATATTGCAAGTAAAGGTAATCACCCCGATGGATAAAGACGAGTTCGGCAGACCGATCCCCGGAACCGGTGGCGAGAGCTGGAAAGATGTATGTAAGTGCCGTTGCGATGATAACATTACCAAAGAGTTCACATCAGATAACGGTTCTGTGTATCGTCCTAACTACCATGTGGTGTGCGAGAAGAGAATCACTGTCAAGGCAGGGGATGAGGTCCGTTGCATGGATGGCGATAAATTGAGAGGGCAAGGCGAGGTTTATACGGTGAAGAGTACGAACTACTTTAACTACTCGGAATTATGGATGTAGATTTCGATTTTTCCGATGTCAATTCCTTTTTCGATGAAGGCGAATGGGAAGTCGAAAAGAAGATGATTGATGTGGGCGATGAAGCCGTGAAGTACGCAGAGGAACATGGCGATTATCAAGATCGCACACTGACTTTGAGAACGTCCAATGATTACGATGTTGATGAAAGCGGTTTAACTCTGAAAAACGAAGCGGAATACGCTTCATTCGTGGAATCCAAGGGGTTTGATGTTTTGAGTGGTGCCGCTTTATATGCAGAGAAACGATTAAAAGAAGAATTTGAATGATAGTAACTACCGACATAGGAAACATTCTCTATCGGGATTGCAAGGCTTTCAGGATAGATATAGTACCAGTAGGGGAAACCCTGACGGGCGAATTGAAGTCTGAAAGAATTGTCATTCACACGAAGAAACAACAACCGGAAACATATTGGAAGAAGTCCTTTGCCGAGGTAAATATCTGTGTGCCTAATTTGAGTGAGAATGAAGCGAACTCTATCCGTCTGAATGAGCTTGAAAGGCAAGCCAACAAGTTATTCGACGATGTGGTAAGCACCTATGACGACACAGCCTATCGTTACTCAATCGAATCAATCGGTACGGAAGCGGACACAGCTTTGAAGTGTCATTATGTGAATGTGAGAATTTTATTTGAAGTGTTAAATGTAAATTAGAAAAATATGAAACCATTTATCGGAATTAAAAAGATTTGGTACGGTGCGGTTATTAATACTGCTGTTACACCTGCCTCTTTAAAAACATGGCTGGCTTCTGCTACAGAAGTGAAAAACTCCCATAATGACACTTGGGGATATACAGAAGATGATCCGACTACAACGGATTATGTTAATGAGTTGACCGGAAAGGTCTACTATAAGGATGTTACCGCCAAAGGTGCAAGAACCATGGCGTTTACTATGGGTGAATATTCATTTGAAGACAAGAAGGAATTGCAAGGCGGTGAACTTGTGAAAGACGGCCAGACTGTTGTCGGCTGGCATGAGCCGGATGTCGCAGAAGTTATCAACAAGGCTGTTGTCGGTATGACCAAAACAGGTAACTACATTGTGTTTACCAATGCTTCCGTAATCGGCAAGGGCAATTTCGTAGAGAAGAACATCGGTTTAGGTGTTTCAGCTGTTGCAATGGAAAATCCTACCGATAGCGTAGCAGGCGAGTACTGGCTTGATGGTGAAAAGGTAGATGCGCCTACGGCATAATCGAGGTAAAAAGTAATGTTTTAGGATGGCGGTGGGTGATTGCTCACCGCCTTTTTAGCTTATGGAAAAGAACGCATCAAAAATAGTAAATGCAGCCGTTTTAGGGAAAGACTTTGAAACGGTATTCGTAAATGGCAATGCCTATATGATTCATCCTCTTACGATTCATAAAATAGCAGGAGCGGGATATTACCTCTCTGACCTAAAAGAAGCTGTAACGGTCATGGATATGCTTCGTTCATTGAAAGATGTAGAAATGGCTTCTCGTGCGCTATCGTGGCTTATTCAGGGCGATGAGAACCTCCATGAAGAATTGTCGTGTGGTACATTCGATGAAGTAGTGGAAGCTTTAGCAACTGGGCTTTCGATGATTTCTGCTGAAAATTTTTACAAGCTGTTAGCTTTAGCCAAGAACGTAGCAATCCTGACAGCAAAACAGAAACAGTAGGAAACAATTGCCTACTGGGACAGATAGCATCGTTCATGGAGTCTCTGCATCTGTCTTATGATGAAGTGGTATACAAGATACCATATAGGAATTTACTTATTATGCAAAAGGACAAACTCCATACAGTTTATGGTGAAGTCCTGGAAGAAGTATCAGAAGAAGAGTTTTTTAAAGCTAAAGGTAAGAACCCATTTAAATAAGAGATATGTCGAAACTGTATTTCAAGGTAGGAAGTGACTGGGAGGAAGTTGTAAGACTTCGTAATGAAATAGCAAAATTGAAGCAAGAGTTAAAGGGTATGGATGGTACGCAGTCACCTGCCGCTTTCAAAACGCTCAATACCCAACTTGCGGCATCCACTCAACGGATGAATGAATTGGTGAATGAAGCCGCCAAAGCCGGAGTTGCAATGGAAGGTGATTTTAAGAAAAAAATCTTTGATGCCTCCCAATCAGTAAACAGCTTTACGGAGAAGATTATCGCCCAAAAGAATGCCATAGGTTCTCTTCAAACAACTATTCGTAAAAATAAGGAGTTATATAAGAATATTGTTTCAAGAGGCAACGAAGATAAAGAACTACTCAATCACATCAGAGAACAAGAAAGAGCGCTCGGTAAAGAACGGGATGCTTTATTTGGACTTACCCAAGAGCAAGCAAATGCTCGGCTATCTGTAAAGAAACTCCGCGATGAATATGCACTGTATAAAAACGATGGGAAGCAGGTCGTTGAAGTAAACAATGGGATTGCCATTTCATGGAAGAAAGCATTAGCGGTTATCGGTGGTGCCGGTGTTCTGAAAGCGTTAGGTTCTGAAATCATTCGTGTGCGTGGAGAATTTCAATCCATGCAAACCGCCATTGAGACGATGGTAGGCAAAGATGTAGCAGGGAAACTGATGCCACAAATCAAAGAATTGGCAAAGATATCACCTCTCGCCATGACCGATATGGTTGGGGCTGAAAAGATGATGCTTGGCTTCAATATCCAGGCGGAAGATACTATTAAGTATTTGAAAGCTTTGAGCGATATTTCAATGGGAGAATCAGGTAAATTCAATTCCTTGACTCTGGCATTCTCCCAGATGTCAGCTACTGGAAAACTCATGGGACAAGACCTGAATCAAATGATTAATGCTGGGTTTAATCCGTTACAAACTATTTCTGAAAAGACAGGTAAATCCATTGCCACACTCAAAGATGAAATGTCAAAAGGTGCAATCTCCGCAGAAATGGTACAGCAGGCCTTTATTGATGCAACTTCGGCAGGTGGCAAGTTCTACAATATGTCCGAGAACGCATCCCAAACTATCAATGGCCAAATGTCCATGATGCAGGATGCTTGGGATTCTGTGTTTAACGAATTGGGAACTAAGTCGGAAGGTGTTATCATGGACGGTATTCAGATGACGACTTCACTGATTGAGAACTATGAAACGGTGGGTAAAGTATTGACCGGATTGGTGGTTACTTATGGAACATATCGTACTGCTGTGATGCTTGTTGCTGCTGCTGAAAGCAAACATACACTTGTAGAGATAGGTTTGACTAATGTCCGGATATTGGCGAGAAAGGCTCAATTGGCTTTGAATGCTGCAATGCTCACTAATCCCTATGTAGCATTAGCTACGGTAGTAATCGGATTAACGACTGCTATGTGGGCAATGTCCGATAGTACTACAGCAGCAGAAAAGGCTACTCGCAAATATAATGAAGAACAAGAGTGTTTTCAGAAAGCAATTGATGAACGCAAGCAAAAGATAGAGCAACTTATTCGAGTAATTCAAGATGAGACTGAAACTGAGTATACACAGATAAAGGCTTATGAAGAGTTACAAAGGTTATCACCCGCATTAACAGAGGCATATACGCGGGAGCAACTTGCAACAGCTTCCCTAACCGATACCACTAAGAGGCTTAATGAAGAACTGGATAAAATTAATTATGATAATATCATAAAGCAAATAGAAAAGTATAAAAGGCTTGTTCATAGTTTAAGTAATGAGAATGATTGGAATAATGTTGATTTATTTACACGACAAGAGCATCCTACAGGTTCAATCAGTGATGCGTTAGAACAGGATAAAGCCAATTTGGAAAAGTGGCAAAATAATTTGGCTGAATATAATCGTTTGAAAAAACAAGCAGAAGAAGATGCAAAGCCTATTGAAGTGAAGTTACTTGAAGCACAAAATAACCGCGATGAAATTATACAAGAGTTTGCAGCTGCTAAGTTTCTGCTTGAAACAGAACAGCGCAAAATCCAAGAATCAGGCTTTGGCATTATTCCAATTGATGTACAGATACGCTTTGATAATGCACAAGGGGCACTACTTAACATTGATAATACCATTTCTTCTTTAAAACAAGAACAGACGAAACCTGAAACTACCAATAAAAAATATTGGGAAACGAAGAAAAAAGAGGCTCAGGAGCGTCTTGATGCCCTTACTGATATAGAAGCAGCCGGTAGTAAGGGTGCTGCATTGAAAGCAAAAATCAACGAGTATGACAAAAAGATAAATACCTTCTCTACCAATACAACTAAACAAGAAAACCAAGCCGAAAAGCTCCGTCAACAACGAGAAAAACTCACCCAAGAAATCGAGAAATCTGCCAAGGAACGCCAGGAAGCCATCATCAACTCTGAGTTCAATACCCAACAGATGAAAATCGACCTGATGGAAGAGGGGGCAGACAAAGAGCTTGCACAAATCCAGCTCAATTATGAAAGACAGTATAAGGAGATAGCTGACCGGGAACGCTGGCTATTGGAGAAGATACAAGAAGAGGAAAAAAAGCGTTGGGAAAAGGATAACCCGGATTATGAAAAGAAGGGGATGAAGTTCACCCCAACCACCACATCTTTGTCTCCTGAACAGCGAGAATCATTCGACAAGGAGTATTCTTTGGCTTATCAGAAGCAGGAGAAGGATACCCAGGAACTGCTTAATAAACTATTGGAGAAGTACCGTGACTATGACGCCCAGAGAACTGCCATCGAAAAGAGCGGTAACGCCGAGATTGCCTATCTTCAATCCAAGAGGACAGATGTCAATGCCAATGAAATAGACCGAGCTATTAAAGTGGCCAAGCAGAAAATTAAAGAAGGTGTCCAGGCGGTCAATGATGCTGAAGCCGAAGAAACATCGAAGGATAATAGTTTCTTGAGAAACCTATTCGGAGATACCTCTCAGATGGCTTTCAAGGATTTGCAGAACCTTATCGACCAAGCTAAACAGCTCCAATCGTATCTTTCCAGTAGCGGTGATTCCAAGGGACTTACCTTCATCTCTGCCGAGCAGTTGAAAACCATTGAGAGCAGCCCCGACGAACTCGACAAGTTAAAGAAAGCCCTTGACAAGCTATTGAAGGGTGGAAAAGGTAATGAATGGGATGAAATCTTCGACGGCTTCACGAAGGGATTCGCAAAACTGAAATCATCCAATGGGTTCAAGGAAACCTCCGAAGGTTTGCAGGATATCGAGGAAGCTGCCTCTAAGGCTTCATCCATGCTTGGAGGTGTCGCGGGTGACTTTGCTTCCATGTTCGAGGCGATGGGCAACACCGGGGCTGCCGATGCCATGACAGGTGTACAAGATGCCATGACCTCCATTACCAATATCGGGCAGGGGTTTGCCAAGGGCGGTATTGTCGGTGGCATTGCAGCCGCAGTAGGTGAAGCAGCCAACTGGATTGGCAAGGCTTTCGCTGCCAACGCGCGCCATAAAGCCGCCTTGAAGGAGATAATGAACGAGACTATCGCCCAGCAGCGTGAGTATAACTTATTACTCATGCAGCAGAATCTTGAGTACGAGAAAGCTTCAACCATCTTTGGCACCGATGTCTACGAGAAAGCGGCCAATGCCGTTACCGTAATGAAGGATGCCGTCGCCGGACTGAACGAGGAACTTCGTGGCTCCGGTGAATACGAAGGAGGGTACATCAAGATTGTAGGTAGAACGTTTGATATGCTGTCAAAGAGTACGAGGCAGCTTTATGACAGTTATGCCGGTCTTGCTAATATAGAAATAAAGACTGGGCACAAGAAGACGGGGTTGTTCGGATGGGGAAAGGGGAAAGACATCTACTCATCTATACTTGATGTATACCCAGAGTTGATAAAAGCTAATGGAGAGTTTGACGCTTCACTTGCCGAAACAATCATCAATACCAGAACTATGTCTGACGATAGCAAGAATGCCCTTCAGAACATGATTGACCTCGCCAATCAGGCAAAGGAGGCATACGAAGCTATTAACGACTATTTCACAGACATTTTCGGCGACTTAGGCGCTACCATGATGGATGCGCTTGTAGATGCCTTCAAGAGCGGAACTGATGCAGCGCAAAGCTTTACCGATTCCATCTCCGGTATGCTGGAGACACTTGCAAAGCAGATGATTTATTCTGCCACCCTTGCCCCTCTGCTGGAAAGTGCACAGAACAAGATGATGGAGGTTATGAAGAATGCGGGGTTGTCAGATGAGGAGAAGTTCGGGCAATGGACGGAAATACTCAACAACCTGACGGACGATGCCATCGTGCAACAGGAATTGGCTAACAAGCTACTTGAGGAATACAAGAAGATGGCAGCCGAGAAAGGTTTCGACATCTTCCAACCTGACGAATCTACGAAGGAGGCTTTTGATTCATTTATCAGTCAGATGAAGAGTACCTTTACTTCTTTGGAGCTAACCGCCAAAGATGTATCCGATAATATCTATGACTACTTCCACCAGGCTATGATAAATGCTCTGTACGAGAAAGAGTACAAGAGCAAGATGGAAGAGTTGTACAAGACCTTTGAGGAGCTTTCCAAAGACGGATTATCAGAGAGTGATATGGCGCAACTTGGCTCCCAAGTAGACCAGTACATTGAACAGATGATGAAGGGCGTTGAGAGCGTGAACAGTATCTTCGCTGACAAACTGAAGGATGCCGAAGACCTACAGTCATTCGTTGATAACGTGAAGTCTGCAATGTCCTCCATCGAAGCTACCGCCGAAGATGTGACAGATAATACCTTTGAATACATCCGTCAACAGATGGTTGACAAGATGTTTGCCGATACCTTCCAACCGCAGATAGAGGAATTCTATAAGAAGGTTCAGGAAGCCATGTTTGACGGTGATATAACCGATGCTGAACGTAACGCACTGAGAAGTGAAGCTGAGAAACTGGCTAACGACATTACGACCGCCAAAGACATTCTATCCGATACTCTCGGTATCACTGAGAGCAGCCTAAAGAAGGAGCTTGAAGAGGAATTCAAGTCTTTCTCTGATGGTATATTAAACTCCTTGTACAATGCAGAAGTGACAGCCGAGTCCGTCGCCAAGGACATTGCTGAATCCATGCGCAAAGAGCTTATCGAGGCAATGTATATCGAACAGTACGAACCTCGTATCAAAGCTATCTGGGAGAAATGGAAAGAGTATTCCGCCGATGGACTTGTAACTGATGAAGAGCGTGCCAATATCAAGACTGACATTGACGAGCTGAGCAAGGAAGTATCAGATGCAGCAAAAGAAATCAGCGATGCTTGGACGGATTCGGGCGAAGAAGTCAAGAAAGCCTTTGAATCTTTCTCTGACAGTATCAAGAACGTATTGTATGATGCGGAAGCCACTGCCGAGGATGTAGCCAACAATATTTATCAGTACATGCGTAACGCCTTGGTTGATTCTATGTTTACCGCTCAGCTCCAACCTCAGATTCAGGCTTGGTATGACAAATACACCGAGTTTATGAAGGACGGTGCCATAGATACCGCCGAGCGTAAGACCTTGGACGAAATGATAGCCGAGATTCAGAAAGCCGGTGTTGATATCGTGGATGCTGCTAATGCTTTGTTCCCATCTCTTGATACGGGTGCAATAAAGCGTGCCGAAGAAGCCGCACAAGAGGCTGAGAATGCAAGGAATGAGGCAGAGCAGGAATGGGAGTCATTCTCTGATGGCATACTAAACTCCCTCTATGATATTGAAGCCACCGCCGAGGATATCTCCGACGACATGAGCGAGTACATGCGTAAGGCTCTCATTAAAGCCATGTATGTGGAGAACTTCAAACCCCAGATGCAGAAGTGGTACAACGAATGGCAACGTGCCATGGGAGATGACAACCTGACTTCCGAAGAAAAGCAGCTCCTTGACTCCATGAAACAGACTATGGTTGATGACATGAAGAAGGAAGTGGATGCTATCAACCAGTTCTTTGGAACCATGTTTTCACAGCAGGCATCTTCCAAAGGCTTTGAAGCCATGTCACAAGACACCGGCGAAGAGCTTAACGGGCGTTTTACGGCTTTGCAGGTTGCCGGAGAAGAAATCAAGAATCAAGCTGTTCAACAAACTGGCTTATTATCATCCATCGACAAAAGACTGTCATTGATAGACATTACAAACGATGATATTCCTGCCTTAATGTCTGGTACGCCCAATTTCGTTGATAAGACAAGAGGAATCATCACTAATAGCTATCAGTCCCAGATAAATGTTGTATTTCCGACAGAAGATATAAAGGTATTGACTGAAAAGGTTTCCAGTATGGAAAGGATTGTAGACGAGATGAGGACATTCCAAGTGGAGGGTAATATTGCTCGTAGGGATATAGTGGAAAACTCAGCTATACTTGCGAAGAACAGCCCCAAGATACTTGCTGGCACCGATGAGATTAAACGGAACTTAAAGAACCTTTAAAAACTTATAGATATGGCCGAGTTGATAATTAACAACAAAGATGCTCTTAAAGAGTGGGGTGTGAGAATGGGTAATAGTTTCTTTGATGTACTGGGTGCACCGGTTTCTCTGAAGGAATTCATTGAAAATAAATCCCGACTGGAACATGGAAAAGAAGTGGTGGTAAAGTCGCCCAAGCTGGATGAACGCGAATTGGCTCTGACGTTTACAATACAAGGTAGCTCTCCAGAGGATTACCAAAGGAAGAAGAAGGCCTTTTCCGAGGAACTCTACAAAGGGGCGGTTGATATCCAAGTACCGGACAATAGCAGTGATATCTATCACCTAGTCTATCTTGGGAAAAGCGTATCTTATGCCCAAAGTCTTGACCGGACGTTCGGTAAGATAACAAGTAAGTTCTGCGAGCCGAATCCGAGCATTAGAGGCTAATTTACGACATTAAATTCATTGTCGTGTATGGAAGCTCTAAATTTTAGGGCTTCTTTTTTTTATCTCCGACATTTGTAGTTATGATAGATATTAAGGACATACAAGGCAATACTCGCTTTTCAACCGGTATCAATCCCGGTGCAAAAGGTAGGTTCTCTTTGATGAAGGAGGACTATGTCGTGCTTCCCTTTAATACTTTGCATCCAATCGATTTCCAAGTAGGCGATTACGTAGACCTGCGCGGTGTCTTCGATGCCTCTATGGGTGGGAAACTGGCTAAAATCTATCAGATAGTAGACTTGTCCTATCCGACCTACAACGCATCCACCGGAGGGTATGACTACGAGCTTCGTTTGGATGCTTACTATTGGCAATGGAAAACAAAGATATTCAAATACACCCCGGAGAGTGGAGGGCAGGAAGCGTCTTGGTCCCTTACCGCTTCACTGGATATCCAGATGGGTGTATTCCTTCGCAATTTGAAAGCTCTTGGTTATAAGTACGAGGGAAAGGATTTTGAATTTTCCATAGACGAATCAGTGGAGAATTCTTCCAAGCTGATGACCTATGAGAATACCAACCTCATTGATGCCATGTTCTCTATGGCTGACCAATGGGGCTGTGACTGCTGGGTAACGGATCATGTCATTAACTTCGGTAGGTGTGAGTTCTCCGACGCTGTTAAGATAGAACTGGATAAGGAAGCCAAGGACATGAGCCGGAGTGACAGCAAGGGCACCTACGCCACGCGTATCTATGCTTTCGGCTCAACAAGAAACATCCCTACCAACTATCGCCCGGTAGACCAGAGTACTGTTGTCAACGGTATCGTCCAGAAGCGCCTTATGCTTCCGGCAGGCACTCCATACGTGGATGCCCACGAGGGTTTGACCGATTTGGAAGCCATTGAAGCCGTTGTTGTATTCGATGATATCTATCCCAAGCGAGTGGGCGAAATCACCGGTGTAAGCTCTTATGAGAGCGAGGTAGATAATGAAGATGGTACAAAGACAAAAGCTACCTTCTACCGGTTCAAGGATTCAGGCATCAACTTCTCGAAGGAATACATCCTTGAAGGACAGGAACTCAAAATCAGGTTCGAATCTGGTAAGCTCAATGGAATGGAATTCGGAGTTGCCTTCAATCCTCTTGGCTTGACCGAGAAGAATGACGACGGCACATTCAACTCGGATGCCCAGCTTTGGGAAATCGTTCAGAATGAAGACTACGGCCGTCCCCTGCCGGATGAAGTTCTTCTTCCTGCAGAAGGTGATAAATACGTCCTTAGTGGTTGGAATGCTGAGAAAATAACCGAACTTGGACTGGTGGCTGCCGCCGAAGAGGAACTGCTTGCTGCTGCAAAGAAGTACGTAACAAAGACCTGCATCGACGACGGTACTTATACCGCTACCCTCAACTCCATTTGGGTACATGATGACCAAATCAATCATAGCTTCGATATCGGTCAGAGAATTAACCTTGTCAACCCCGCCTACTTCAAGGACGGGCGCTTGTCCCGTGTCATCGGCTTTGAAATCAAGCTTGATTTGCCTTACGATTCCCCGCAGTATACCATCGGTGAGAGTACTGCTTATTCCCGCCTTTCCGATATTGAAACGCAAGTCGAAGAGTTGACTTTCAAAGGGCAGACTTTCACCGGTTCTGGAGGGAGTAATATCTACGTTATTAAAACTAACGACGCTACGGCCGCAAGTAACTTCAATGTATTCTCTGCCTTGCGTACACTCAGGATGTTTCTGAGGAAGGACTTCCCCGATGTGGCGGAAGAGATTATCACGTTCCTCAAGGGACTATTGATTGGTAAGAACGGCAGTGGTATCACAGTACGCGAAGACGGCACTTCCCAAGCTGTTGTTGACCGTCTGTATGTGAAGATAAAGGCAGTCTTTGAAGAATTACAAGTTAAGAAAGCTACGCATGTCGGCGGTGAACAGATTATCACCCACGCTGGAATGAAGTGTATTCGTGTAGAAGAGCTGAAAGATGTCTACAGATGCTATTTTCTTGCCGAGCAGGAAGGGGAAGCAATTGCGAACGAATTCAGTGTTGGTTCGCTGGCGCAGGCCAAGGAATGCAACATTGTTGACGGTACCACCCTTAATGCATCCAACCGCTACTACTGGCGTGAGGTCATGGAGGTGGGGCGTGATTATATTGACCTTTCCAAGACTATTTGTGACGGGGGAAGCGATATCCCCCAAGCAGGTGATGACATTATCGGTTTAGGACACCGTACAGATGTGGACCTTCAAAGTGCGATTGTTCTGTCATCCACTAACGAGATATCCCCATCTATCACCTTCTACGCTGGTATCAATGATTTCAACCTGACAGAGAAGGACATCATTTCCTTCGGGCTTGACAAGTCCACCGGTCACGCCTACATGAAGGTGTATGGCACTTCTTATATCGGTGCCCGTGACGAAAGCACTTACATCAAATATACCCCGGAAGGTGGAGTCGAAATTAAGGGGCGTTTTCTTACCATGGCCGGTGAGGATATTCTAACGATGTTTACCGTCATTGAAGGTTTGATAAAGTCTGAAATCTCTTCCGTGCGCGATGAAATCAATGCCCTTGACAACTACCTGAACAATGCGTCTTTTGCCGCAGATATGCAGTATTGGACTGGTAGCAGCAACATACGTATCTTCCGTGTAGATGGTCGATTGCTGTACTTCAATAGCAACTTCTATGCGAATAAGGAGTCTTTCGCCGATATTGTAAGCGAGGGTGCAAAAAGTGTCTTGCGCTTAAAGAACAGCTATATCGAGCAGGTTAATTCAAACTTTTACCGCCATCCGGATTTTGAGACTTTCGACGAACTCAAGCGCCCCCGGCAGTTCACCGTCTCTTTCAAGTATCTGGTGAAGCGTCCCGGTATTCTTACCGTTCATTTCAATGATGAGAATGAGACGGGCTTCGAAGAATATACCCCGATTTCCTTCTCAAAGGACCTGTATCCCGGTACTGAATTCAAGCAGATGGAGATAACCGGCAAGTGGAACGGTACCGGTGATTTCTACATGTCTTTCACCGGTGACATCTATGTCTATTCACTGACTCTTACCGATGACGCTCTTGCCGACTTGCGCGAGGAGTTCAACATGCGTTTCGAACTCACAGACAAGAAGATTCAGGCGAACCTTGACGAAATCAGAAGCACGGCCGGCAAGCTTGAAGAGTATCACAGTGAATTCCTTCTGACTGCCCGTAATCTTGAAGCGAAGTTTACGGAAGACCTGACAAATACCGAGGGTCGTATAACGGAAGCTTATACTTCAGCCATTGATTTATCCGCCCGTGGATTACGTGCAGATTTCTCATCATCTATAGCTGACCTTGATGGTAAGCTGACAAAGCATCTTTCCAGCTTCCATGTGACTGCTGAAAAGATAGATGCAATGGTATCTGCTACCGATACTATCAATAATACCATCAAGTCGGCAGGTTGGATCACTACTGCTGACGGTAACAAGTTATGGGCTACCATCTCTACGGTGAATGCTATTGACGGCCGGTTAACTTCTCATGAAGCTTCTTTCCATGTGACTGCCCAGAAGATAGAGGGTATAGTTGCGGACATAACCGAACAGGGGACCAACTACTCAAAGCTCACCCAGACAGTCAGTGGTATTTCTGCTAACGTAACCGATATCACCGGCAAGTATTCTACTTTAAAGATAGAGGTTGATTCTATCAGAGGTATTGTCGGGGATGGTTCCGGTGGAACTTTCAGTGAGTTCCAGCAGTCCATCAGGGAGATAACACAGAGGGTAACAAGCGTAGAGGGTGGCTTGGACAAGCATGAAGGCAGCTTCCATGTGACGGCCGAAAAGATTGATAGTCTGGTTACTGCAACCAACAGTCTGAAAGGTACGGTAGAAGAACATTCATCCGCTATCAGCCAGACAAGTAACCGGATTGACCAGTTTGTACAGAAGATTACTTTCGATTCCAAAGGTAATATCACCAACATCGACAGAGCCGGTTTAGTGACAGAAAGCAATATTGCTACTGTGTTTGCCCAGAAGGTTGACCCGTATGGCGAAATAGTCAGACGGGCTGAAATAAGTGCGTTCATCACAGAGGATGAAGCTGGTAACCTGATTTCCAATGCTACGATTCAGGCTGATAAGATAAACTTTACCGGAAAGACCATCATCAACGGGAAGTTCATAGTTGATACAGATGGCAACCTTACCCTGAATACCATTTCAGTCAAGAATGTCAATAAGCCTACTGACCCTTTCTACATTGATAGTAATGGTGTTTTCCATGGTAAAGGAGGTACATTCAGTGGAAGTATAACCGCCACTGACGGCAATCTTGCAGGTTGGATCATAGACGTTGATTCTATTCATAAAAATAATGTTGTGCTCGGTGCTGACGGTTCAATATATAACCAAAACGGTTCCTGGTATTTAGGCAACAATAACTCTGGATACCTTGCCAACAGTAATATCACCTGGGATGCTTCCGGTGATGTTGTTGTGAATAACATGACTGCTAATAATGGAACCTTTAACGGCACTATCAACGCTTCCAGCGGTCGGATAGGCAGTGATTTGTATTTGCACAGTAGCGGTATATCTACCAATCCGAACAGCCAGTTAGTTGATTTTACCGATGAGACCAGCCAGTTCTCATTAAGCAAGCCTTATTATATGCATGGCGTCATGGAGAATAAATACTTGAACATGCTCACCATCAGGCCTTATTGCTTTAAGGAAGGTGAACCCGGGTATTCCACATCTCCTGCCGTCCTCAGTATCTCTGCTGCAATTGAAGGCCGCAACAAAGCCATACATGTATCTGCCGGTGAGTGCTACTTTGGTGACAAATGTAGTTTTGCCGGTGATATGATGATCTATGGAAAGTTGACTACTCCTTCTTCCCGTATTTTAGAGATAGATGCGCCTGTGTCGACACGTGGTGTCAATACACGCTTTATCACAGCATCCGGTAGTGTCAATGTGCATGATGACTTCCTGCGCTTTACCAGCAATGTGAATGTTACCATGACAATGCCTTCTCCTTCGTCTTGTCCCGGGAAGGTTTATTATGTCAAGCAGACTGCCGGTAGTGTCACTTTTACAAATGGACCGTTCGTAGCTCCTAACGGTTGGGAGATGAATAATACCTACAAACTTACAGGAACGTACTCCATGATGTTGGTTTCTGATGGTAGTAGCTGGTTCTTCTTTTATTGTGGATAGTTTAATTATAATTTATAGAATATGAAAATCAATTTTAGACAGATCGAGGCACAGACCTCTTTTGAAGGTGGAAAACAAACCTTCGATGCAGCCGAGACAGTCGGTAACGAGATGATGTATAACGGAAGTATTCTTCTGGATATCGGCTTTGAAGATTTGGCAAAGAAAATCTACTATTCGACTGATGCGGTGGAGATTCCGGACCAGTATTGCAGGGCTTTAGAACTTGTAGTCAAAAACTCCCGGCTAATAGCTGCGGTGAAGCGCAGTATAATTAACCAGCTGAGTGGTAATTAACCGTTTAAAATCAATTCAAACCATATGGTATTAGATTCAAATCAGTTTAACCAGCTTGTAGAAGAGGTAAAGAAAGCTCTCCTTACGGGTTCCCAAGGTGTTGGTGATGTCGAGGTAGTCGATTCACTGGATGACATAGTGAGCTTGCCCGCACTTCGTCTTTCTGGTATGGACGAGTCGGTTGTTGAAGCTCCTTTGGAACTGTTGTCTGCTCCTGCCAAGGAAGCTGCCGAAGAACTGCGTAAAGCCGAAGAAGGACGTGTCTCAGCGGAGAACCTGCGTAAGGATGCGGAAACAAAGCGTGTTTCTGCTGAAGGTACCCGCGCATCTGCTGAAGCTACGCGTATCAATTCGGAGAAAGATCGTGTGACGGCCGAAGGTACCCGGAAAACAGCCGAGACAGAACGGGGCAAGGCTGAAACTACCAGACAGGCTTCCGAGACTGCCCGAGCTACTGCTGAGTTCGGACGTGCTGATGCTGAATCCAAACGTATCAGTGCCGAAGATGAACGTAAAAATGCTGAGACTACGCGGGCTGGTGCTGAGTCTATCCGGCAGACAAATGAAACAGGCCGTGTCAATGCTGAAAAGAACCGCGTTACTGCAGAAGGTTCCCGTGTGACGGCTGAAAACGGGCGTGTTACTGTAGAGAATGCCCGCGTTACAGCTGAGGATGTGCGTAAGAGTGCAGAAACAAGCCGTCAGATAGCCGAGAGTGTACGCGTCAATGCTGAAAGCGGCCGTGTAACTGCAGAAGGTAACCGTGTTACTGAATTTGCTACCCTCAAGAAGAATTCGGAAACGGCCACTGCAAACGCTACTGACACGGCAGAACATCCTACCTATATCGGGACGGACCACTATGTATACCAATGGGAGAAGTCCACTAAAAAGTACGTAAAGACGGATATTTATGTTAAAGGTAAGCCGGGAGATACGTTCACTCCTCTTGGACAATATGATACACTTGCCGCCTTGAAAGCTGCTGTTCCTGATGGTTCCGGTAGTAGCGGTTTCTATGCTGTGGGTGCAGCTTTACCCTACACATATTACGCATGGTATAACGGTGACTGGCAAAGTCAGGGGCGATTACAAGGAGAGAAAGGCGATAAGGGAGAGAAAGGGGATACAGGAGCACGAGGTCCTCAAGGTGTACAAGGTCCACAGGGGATAAAAGGTGATACTGGTGCAACAGGACCGCAAGGAGTAAAGGGCGATACTGGTGCTACTGGCCCTAAGGGGGATACAGGAGCAACCGGTCTTCAAGGTCCCAAAGGGGATACTGGTCCGCAAGGGGCTACCGGTCCTACTGGTGCAAAAGGTGCAACTGGTGCGACAGGTCCTGCCGGAACGACACCTACGATTGGTTCGAATGGTAATTGGTATCTTGGGACTACCGATACAGGTAAACCTTCAAGAGGTGCAACAGGAGCTACTGGGGCAACCGGTGCCACTGGTGCACAGGGAATACAAGGTCCAAAGGGCGATAAAGGAGACAAGGGTGATACTGGTGCAAAAGGCGCAATCGGTGCCACTGGTCCTGCTGGAACAAACGCAACCATTACCGGTGCATCCGCTACAGTGGATGCCAATGTCGGTACTCCTGCAGTAACAGTTTCTCTTGGTGGTACTGCTTCTGCAAGAACCTTTGCTTTTGCTTTCAAGAATCTGAAGGGTGCAACCGGACCACAGGGGGCTACCGGTCCTGCTGGTGCGAAGGGTGCTACGGGTGCACAAGGTCCTCAGGGTGTTGGAGACCCGACCGTTACGGGTGTCAATACGGTTACAACCCTTGCTTCTTTGCCTGTATCAAAGAGAAGTATCGTTGCTACCCTTGCTTCTGCTACAAATCTGTCTGTCGCAAGTGGTATGTCAGTAGGGCAAGACTTATATATTAGATGTAAAGCAATGGCAACTTTTATTCAGCCTATACCTAATAGTGGTGCGTACACTTCGATGTCAGGCTCATCGCTAAGTGTTGCTTCGGGAGATGTTTTTGAGATTAGCATTTGGTGCTATGCAGCAGGTGCGTACTCTATATCCGTAAAAATGAAAGAATAACGATTATGAGTATTATACAAAGAAGAGCGGATTCAGGCGTTAAAAGTGGGAAATATGTAGCAGCCATATATATGGGTAAACAATTCTTTTCTACAGATTATGGTCTGAGCTTTACTGAGAAGAAATGTAATTTTATCTATCTGTCTGCATCAGTTGCTATATTAGAGGATACAGGTGATGTATTTGTAGCTACTCGCGGTAGTATAAATAATATATATGTTTCGAGAGATGGTTTGGTTACCACTAATCTCATTAAACCCAATACTTTATTTGAAGATATAACAGGGATGGATATTACTAAAGACGGAAACACCCTGTTTGTATTAGGTGAATATCAATATTTACGTAAAATTGATATTCAAACGAACACTATCATTGAGGGAAACTGGTTAAATGTTGATTATAAAATGCATAAATTAGCTGTATCAAGGAATGGCAGATATATAGTAATTGCCGGGGATTCATTTATGCATGGTTCTAATGATTATAGTTTGACTTTGAAACTGTCAAAACAAATAGAGTACCCATATTCAACTAGTAATAAATTAAATGATATGGTGATGAGTGGTGATGGTAAGTATATCTTCTATTCTTTTAAAAGTGCTTCTCTTGATTATAATGGCATCTTTAGGGTACATTGTGATGATTGGGATACAGTAGACCGGATTTCTGTAGCTGAGATTAATAACTACTATATACCCACTCAGATATGTGTGTCCCATACAGGAAAGTATATTATACTGATATATGGTAGTAGTCAAGGAAATTGGATATCCCGCGATTTTGGTAGGAGTTTTACCAGACTGGTTGGTATGGATGATGCAACCCAGTTTGTAATGTCCTCCAATGGTAAATATATTTATTGTATAAATGGTTCTGCATTATATAGGTCTGCTGATTATGGGAACACTTTTTCATTGGCACTATCTGGGATTAATAGTTCTTATATGATTGCAATAAGTAAGTAATTTAAAAACAGAGATTATGTTATATGTAAATATCGATTCAGTAAGTAAAGTTATTAACCTCGATTTTGAGCTTGATGATAACTATGAAGTAGGTACAACCTATGAAGATTACCTTGATGGTAAGTGGGTTAAACTAAACGAGGAACAAGAAGCGTTCTATAATGCTAATTCGTCAGCTTCTATAAAAGAAGTGTTTGATTGTGTGCTAAGGTCTCCCTATGAACCTACAATCGAAGAAGTGAAAAGCCTGAAAATCTCTCAGATAACCGAGTATGACCAATCGGATGCTGTTAATCAGTTCTTGTTGGGCGGAAAGCGGATGTGGCTTGATAAAGATACGCGTGTCGGTCTTGTAAATTCAATCACTATCGAGCAGACAGCAGGGAAAGAAACGACTGTGTTATGGCATGATGCGATGAAGTACGTGATACCTATTCCTCTTGCCTTGCAGATGCTTGCTGCTTTGGAACTCTATGCTCTGGATTCCTACAATGCTACGCAGGAGCACATAGCTGCTGTCAAAGCACTTGCCACGAAAGAAGAGGTAGAAGCCTACGACTATACTTCCGGCTATCCTGATAAATTAGTGTTTAACCTTAATCAATAATGATATGATTTACTTATACCTTATATCGTTGATATTCCTCACTATGTACATAGTGTATGCGGTGAGAGTGTGTGGAGTGCCTTGGTCACTCTCTGATACTTATTATCAGTTGAAAAAGCGGAACCGTCCGGCATGGTTGTTCCAAATGGCTATGATTATTCCTGCCATGCTCTTGATGCCGGTGTGGCTGGAGTGCTCTTCCGGGAACTTGCAGTTCCTCGCATTCCTCTCATGTGGAGGACTCATGTTCGTAGGTTCTGCACCGTTGTTTAAGGAGGAGTTCCAAGGCAGGGTGCACTATACCGGAACCGCCATCAGCGGCATTGCGGCTATCCTCTGGCTCTGTCTGTCAGAAATGTGGTGGCTGCCTGCTACTACTTTTCCAGTTGCCGGGATTGTCATGCTCAAATACCGCAAGTGGTTGTTCTGGGTGGAGATGGCGGCATTCGTATGTGCGTATGCAGGGGTGTTGATTGTCCTGATATAAAAATTCCCGTCCTACTTTCTCAAGCTGGGCGGGATGAACAAAACTACTATGTGACCTTAACGGTCATGTTGCAAAGATAATATTAATAATTAGATAATATTTGAGAATGGATAGATTATTGACATTAGACCAAATTCGGGTGATATGCGTGTCGTTATTTAGTTCGATGTTAGCGTATCTGACACCCACCAAAGGCTTCCTTATAGCTTTGGCAGTGATGTTTGCCTTTAATATCTGGTGCGGTATGCGTGCCGATGGAGTGAGTATTGTTCGGTGCAAGAACTTTAAGTGGGGTAAGTTTAAGAATGCACTTGCAGAGTTGCTCTTATACCTGATTATTATTGAGGTGATATTTATCTTTATGAACTCAATAGGAGATGGTGACAGTGCTCTCATTGTGATTAAGACTATCACGTATGTCTTTTCGTATGTCTATCTTCAGAATGCATTCAAGAACCTGATTATAGCATACCCGAAGAATAAAGCATTCCGGATAATCTATCACTTGATTAGGTTTGAATTCAAACGTGCGATGCCCTCACATGTCCAGGGGGTTATTGAAAGAATCGAAAACGAAATTGATAAGGAGGAAGAAAAATGAAAGTATTGATTGATAACGGACATGGTAGTAACACTCCCGGCAAGCGTTCACCGGACGGAAGGTTGAGAGAGTATGCCTATACGCGTGAGATAGCTTCACGTTTGGAGATGGAGCTAAGGAAGAATGGCATTGACGCTGAGCGTATCGTCAAGGAAGAGATAGACGTCCCACTGGCAGAGAGATGTCGTAGGGTGAACGAGTATAAGGCTTCTGAGGCCATACTTGTTTCTATCCACTGCAATGCTGCCGGTAATGGAAGTGATTGGATGTCTGCCCGTGGTTGGGAGGCATGGACTTCGGTCGGCAAAACGAAAGCGGATAAATTGGCTACATGCCTGTATGAGGATGCCGAACACTGTTTGCCTGGAATGAAGATACGCAAGGACATGACAGATGGTGATCCGGATAAGGAAAGTGGGTTCTACATGCTGAAGCATACGAGGTGCCCGGCTGTACTTACAGAGAATCTGTTTCAGGACAACAGGGAGGATGTGGAGTTTCTTTTGTCCGAGGAAGGTAAAAGGGCTATTGTGAGTTTGCATGTGTGGGGTATTATGAAATATTTGGGCTTATGAAGAAGCTTCCTTGGATATTAGTCATATTGCTGGCTGTGGCTTGTGTGGCGGCTTGGTTCCGTCCGCACGAGCCTCTCCCGGCAGAAATTAGGATCGAGACGAAAGTTAAGACCGTCGTAAAGGTTGATACGTTACTTATCTCTGCACCTATGGCACCTCTGTTGACTATCCGGCTAACAGACACTATTCGTATTGGCGACACTGTTGTTTATCGTGAACAGGCGTATTACGAGGATAGTCTTTACCGGGCATGGGTGAGCGGATACCGGCCGAGGTTGGATAGTTTGATGGTATTTCCACGAACTGTGTATCGAACGGTGACGAATGACATTTACCATACCATCACACCTAAGAAGAAGCGTTGGGGGTTGGGCTTGCAAGTCGGTTATGGATATCCATCTGGAATATACGCCGGAATAGGCGTTAGCTACAACCTTTTTCAGTGGTAG